GGTGCCAGCCGGTACGGCTCTTTGCAGAAGCTGGAGCCTTTCTTGAACGCTAAATCTGCTCATCCAGTGAAGCCCTCCGGTATATGGTTCATGGGGTTGTTAACCTGCGTAACGGTCGCGTTTTTGCGTGCCGGGAATTTCGGCTTAAACAGGCCCTGCCAGCCATTGGCGATACTGGCGTTTATCACGTCGGTTGGGTTATGCCCCTCGTCAAGGCACTCCTTCAGCAGCTTGAATGCCATCGATACCGCCCGCTCAGTTTTAATCGATTTCTTGGTCTCAGCGCGATTGCTCACCCAGTCCCTCCAGGCATCAGCATTCAGCCATTCAGGAATTGGAATGCTCAGAGGATCGAACGATTTGGCTTTGGGCTTCAAAGGGGATATAGGGGATTTATTAATGTCTGTTTTGTCTTTGGTAATAATGTCTATGGTGTCCCCCTGTTTTGAGGGAAGCCGATACCCCAATTTGAGGGATTCTTTATCCCCTAATTTGAGGGATTCTCCCTCGTTTTGAGGGGTGTCCCATTCTGAGACGTTTTTATTGATCCCTATTTGCTGCCCAGCGGCATGCAATATGTTCATTTTTATAAGCTGAACACGGGTTTCGCTAACTCTTTTGACCGGCAACTTTGCAATCTCAGACAGTTGAGAATTTGCTATGCGGTCTCGCGCCTTATTCCATCCGTAAGTGAGGCGGATAACTGCAAGAATTACCTTGAACTGACGCTTAGTTAAGTCAGCGCCTGCAAGCTCTTCCAGTATCATCGTTGCCAGTCGGATGTACCCATCATCAAGATCGGCCACTCGACGCTCCTGCCCCCCTGTTTCAGAAGGGAATTGAAGGACTCTTGCTGTACTCATACCTGCTCCCCGCCTTCATCACCCAGAACCCAGCGGAGAGCATTGGCATACTCGCCGGTGGCCTCCTGAAGAGCCGCTGTGATTTCCTTGCGAGACTTGAGTTTTGGTTTTGCATCACCCATCACCTCGCGCTTCCTGCGCACCTTCTCGCGACCTTCTGCACCTTCGGCTGCCTGTTTCAGTTCTTGCACCTTCTCGCGCTGCTGATCGGGTGTCAGTGCCGATAGCTTCTTGGCCTCCTGAAGAGTTACTTCGCCCGCCTCAATCGCGTCCTGAACGACTTGAGGGCTGTCCAGTAATGCCAGGGTAGATCGCACTGTTTGCAGCGAGCAGCCAAACAGGAGAACGAGGTGATCTTCATCGTGTCCGCGTTCCAGCATGGATGTCATCTTTTTGGCCCGGCCAATCGGCGAATCCGGCTTATGGATCTCGTTTTCGCTGACCATATACTGCGACATACGAATAGCCGAACCACGTTTCACATAGCCAGGGACCAATAGTGGGTCTTTACCTTGCTCAACAAGACGCCTATTGGCCTCTCGTGCATGCTTGACACGCTGGCGGCCCACAACAACACAAGTCTTGCCCATTTCTGGGTCCTTCCAGATGATGATTGGCTCAAGCACTCCCAGCTCCATGACGTTCAGCACCATAGACTCCATTAAAGGCAAATGGATGCGCTCGTCGTAAAGAGGGTGTGCTGGCTCATCAACCAGGTGGAGAGCGTGAGGGTCAAAATTCAGGAGATTGGTTTTACCGCTGGCTCCGTATGCTTCCGCTGAGTTCTTAGCCACGATATGCTCCTTTCAAGTTGAATTTTGGTTTTGTATTGTTCATAATTACTCCTGTGGATTGATCCAGTACTAAAAGTCCATAGTGACCTGTTCAGAGTCCTCGTCCGTGCCAGCGGTCGGGGACTTTTTCATTTGCAGGATTAAAGCAACTTGCTTAGCCAGTCTCGCCAGATCATCGTCAACGACTCCCCACTCAAGAACGGCAAGTAACATGCTCATCTTCGGTATCAGGCTTTCCTTCCAGCGTGATATCTGTGATTTATCTACTCCTATGGCAGCGCCAACTTCGACGACTCCCCTGAGAGCAATTTTGTTAAGCAACTGGCTCTCTATCTGACGAGCCTTTTTGCGAGTGTTTGCAATGTCCATGCGTAATACTTCCTTTGCAGGTTAATTGTTTTGTGTGATCAAACCGTGGGATGATCACTATTGTTATTGCTCCTGAGTTCAGAGAGCGGCTGATTTTTAAAGAGCGATGGTTCTATGCTGCTGAAGCGCGAACCTGTGCAAACACTAAGTTCTCTTTGGTCACCGGATTGATGGCAGCGAATTCTTTTGTTGCTGCCTCAATCTGCTTCGCCTTACCCGGGGAAGCGCGTCTAAATCCATATGCGATTTGATCGAGGTAACCAACAGAGGTATTTGCTAGGCGAGCAAGCTTTGACCATTCATCAGAGCTGGCTTCCTTTCTCCACCGGAGCAAATCGTTATTCATGGTCTTGTCCTCTTGGTTATTTCAAAGACAAGTTTATCTTTATGATAAATTTACTGCAACTTGTATTTATCAATTTGCATATTTATCACACTGCTAAATAGTGCGAAAATCGGTATATGGAAACAAAAGACATCAGGCGAGCAAATCTTGCAGCCTTACTAAAGGACCACCTTGATAAGCACCCAGAGTCCACTAAGGCTGAGTTTGCAGTTTTATGTGGGTTGGTTCCGGCGCAGTTAAGCCAATTGACGGGGGATAAGTCGTTTAGAAATATCGGTGGAAATCTTGCTAGGAAGATCGAGGCATCACTCAACCTTCCAAATGGATGGCTTGATACGCTGCAAAGTAAAACCGCAGATAAAACCTCAAACGTCTCTTACATAGGCGCCAGAGAAAACAAGGGTCAGTACCCGTTGGTTAGTTGGGTTAACGCAGGGAGCTGGCTTGAGGCCGTAGAACCATATCGTAAGGAAGATATAGATTTCTGGCCTGAAACGACTGTTGACGCGAGTGACAGCTCTTTCTGGCTCAGAGTTAAAGGTGACTCAATGACAGCCCCTGTTGGTTTTACGGTGCCAGAAGGGATGATTATCCTGGTTGACCCAGAACGTGAGCCGATTAGTGGAAAACTGGTTGTTGCAAAGCTTGAGAGTGACAATGAAGCCACGTTCAAACAATACATGATTGATGCTGGCAGGAAGTATTTGAAAGCTCTCAACCCGCACCATCCCCCCACAATCATAAATGGGAACTGCAAAATTATTGGCGTCGTAGTTGATATCAAGTGGGAACAAATACCTTAAGGCTCAGTGGCCTGAAGAAACGTTTGGTTAACAGAAGGATTTGCACGACATGGAATTTAGATTCCTACCCCCTGTCATAGTGTTGCTGGGAGCTGCTGGCTTCATGATTTGGTTCTTTGCAAGTGGGGCTGCTGCTCACGGCGGGTGATGGTGGGCTGAGTCCGCAGATATGCGCCCAGTATTTTTAGTGTCAGTTGTGAGTAATTTGCTATCGCTTTAAATAGGAAATAAACTCAAAGGATGAAAGAAATGATCGGAATTGAGGCACTAGCATTTTTTAATCCAGACCTGAGTCAGGTCGATGGGATATTTGCACAGGCTTCTCAAGCAGTTGAGAGGCCCCTGGTTGATTTCGATCGAAGCAATCATCGCTCACTTACCAAGAAGCAAGTTTCAGATGCCATTAAGAAAACTGACATAATTTTAGATTCAGTGAAAAAACAATGTGCTGAAGGAAACAAATTGATCTTAGCTCTCAAGTCTGGAACTCAGAAAGATATAGATTCCATTGAAATTAATGAGGACTCTGCAGAAATTCTTAAAAACGTGGTTGCCGAGATCACTCGGGGAAACCTTAGGATGGCTTATACTTTTTTAAGCGCCGAAACACATGAGGCTTGGAGGCCTCATTTAAATGCTCTACGATACATCAAGACGAGAGCATTACAGACTTTTGAAGATTATAAAAAAATCACCAATGAGCTTTATGAGCTAGTCTCCCTGTATCAAATAAAATCTAGTGAACAATTTTCTTACGATATTGACGCTATTTCTTCATCAATAGCGTCAAATACTGTGGACCATCCGGAATGGGTGACTTCAGGAGAAGATTTCGTTAACTGGATTGAATCGATGAGAAAGGATTCTTGATGGCTGTAAATATTAGCTATTCACAATCATTCCTTAACTTAATGTTAACCTTAAGCAAAGATGAAGTTATCGCTGTTGGAAAATTTGTAGCCATACTGAAGGCTGGCGGACACAACTCCCTCCCAGGAAGGAACAAACCTTCAACAGGGGTAAGTAAAAATCATGTTAGAAGATTGCAGCTAATTCAATATGCTATTGCAAACGAACTATGGCATTACCATGTAGGATATCAAAATTACAACCAAAAAAATCCATTTGGTGATTGGACATCCAGTCATGTAGTTCACTATCAACACCTAAGCTCTACATCGGCTAGGTTTGTTCATTATTCTGACCATCCGCCATTAAAGTTGCCGCCTAAAAAAACCTTAATTTAGATTTATTTGCCGCAGACAGATCCGGTTTTCTGCAGCCAGCCAAACCGAATACCTATAACAACATCAATCTAGACAGAAATTTGCCGGTTCCTTTTGTGCTTTCGCCGATGTCGCTGTCGGCTTTTTTTTGCCCTTTATTCACCACCTCTCATCATTTCATGCTTTAAAAAATCAAAAGTTTGTAAATAACTCAAAGCCAAATTGTGTACTCAGAATTCTTCTTGTACAATTTTAGTGGATGTGACGGTCATCCATTTGTTAAATATTGAATAATTTTGGCCCGCGCCCATGCGGGCTTTTTTTAGCCACTCCCCATTTCCAATACTCTGAGCGTTCCTGAGAACGCCCTCCCCACGCGCTATACCTGAACCACCCGCACAAAATCGTATCCCCTCAACTTTTTCATCATACCTGCACATACTCACCACACCTAAACGCAGGTGCGATGAGTCACGCCCGAAGAAAAGTGGAAATAAATTATCAATTTTTTCATAAAGATAAATTCACACCACCAATAATTTATCATTTTGCTATTGCCAATAATTTATCATTTAGATAAAGTCACTCCATCGAAACGAAACATCGATGTGGCAGACGGAACTATCAGCCACGCCAGACAGGATGTCAGGCTGCTTATTTAACAATATGACTTCTCCTGAACTCAGGAGACCGAAAGTGCTTCGGAGTGACGTGAATTGCAGCGTGAAAAAGCGCAACCGAGGAGATCAGCGTCTCGGCTCGTCACTTCCAAGCACTTACTGAGGAACAAATTATGAACTCAAAGCAAAGGTATAACGCACGTCGCATGACAGCTCATAACGCAGCGAAAGCAGCTGAGGCGAGCAAGGACATCAAGTTGGAAAAGCGTGTCGCTATGAGCCTGTCAGGCTGCTCTGGGCGGGTATATAAGGCGGTGAATTCGTTGCCGCTAAGAAGTCAGCACCAGGCCAGCTCAGACAATATCTGTTTGCCGGATGTAGCGATTTACTCTGCCGGCCATCGTGGCAAACCTAAAAACCCTTTCCACATTCAAAAGTGAGGACCTATGGACGATTACGATTTCCTAATTAAGCAACGCAAAGCGCTCGCCATTGTTGATTCTCATGGTTGCAGCGTTAAAGAGTTCATTGAAGAAATGGGTGATAAATCTCACTACTCACTTCAGGATGTGCGCGACTGGTTGGGTTATTAACAGCCAGCATACACCGTAAATCTTCAGAATCAGTAACAGCGAGGTAGTTATGAAGATTTTGAAATTCTGGAATCCCGAAAGCGGAGCTGTAGGTGGCTTGATTATGGGTATTGTGATTTTGGCATGCCTCTCTCTTATGATGCCAGCAATAATTGCTTTCTTTAGATGGTGGTTTGGTGTCTGGGGTGTTTAGCTTCTTTGCCAGTCATCGTGGTCGATAAGAAACAGTAACAGCTCGATAAACCCTTAGCGGAGTAGAGAAGATGAAAACTAAATTAATTAAAGCCGTCGTTCGAAAATCTGGTAATGGCGTTTATTTCGGTCGTTGTCGCATGGTTAAGGCATACCGTGAAGGCTTAACCCATCTCGTTGGTCTTACTGGTTCAAACGGCTGCGCACCGGCGCAACTCTCAACCCGTCAGCGATACATGAAAATTTCGGCGCTTTAACAAACCTGCACCACTTAGGTGGCAAGTGACTTTACCCTGCGCCTACTCAACAAGGGCGCATGAATAAAGCTTCTAAAGCCTGCCTGTGGCGATTTTTGACAGGCGCACAACTCCCGAGGTGATTTATGTGAACTGTAACGCTGTCGAGCGAAAACGGGTGAGCCATTCCTGCTGCGCATTCACTGAGTGCTCAGCATGATAAGCGCCCAACTTATCAACCCTCTCATTGTTCATCTTGGCCTCGCACACGCGGGGCTTTTTTTCGCCTGTATCTAGCTCAAAGCGCTTATTTCGAGTGCTTCGACTTATGTACACCTCAACCAAGGAGATCGCCGTGAGCGAGACAACGGAATTATCAGTTATCGAGATTAAGCCGGAACAGGCTCCGGCGCTGTACATCCCCAACGGACTGGAAAGCTATTTTGAGCACATCAAGGCCAGTGTCAGTGAAGCGCCAGACCTAAGTACAAAGAAAGGCCGTGACCGAGTTGCCTCTCTGGCCGCTCAGGTAAGCCGCAGCAAAACCGCTGTCGAAAAGCCTGGTCGTGAGTACCTGAAGCGGCTTAAGGAAGCTGTCCGGCCTGCTGAGCAGGAAATTAAGCGCTTTGTTGATGCCTGTGATGCGTTGCGTGATGAAACGCGCCGCCCGCTGACCGAGTGGGAAGCCGAACAGGATCGCATCGCGGCTGAAAAGGCCGCTGAAGAAGAACGGCAGCGTATCGAGGCTGAGCAAGCAGCCGCCGCCGAGGCACTGAAAAAGCAAATCGAAGATGGACACGAGCTGGCCCTGCTCATGAATATTCAGTTCGACCGCGACGCTGCCGACGCTCAAGCCGAAGCAGAACGCCAGCGCATTGCTCATGAAGAAGAGATTAAACGCCAGGCTGCTGAGCAAGCCCGTATCGATGCTGAAGAAAATATAAAGCGTGAACGCGAGGAATCAGCCCAACGCGAAGCTGCTTTAAAGCTCAAGGCCGAGCAGGAGGAACAAGCCAAAATTGAAGTTCAACAGGCGGCAGAGCGCGAAAAGAAAGAAGCCGCTGAAAAGGTCGAGCGCGACAAGAAAGAAGCGCAGGAAAGCGCTGAGCGCGAGAAACAGGAGGCTATCGCAGAAGAACAATGCAAACAGCAGGAAGCTGAACAGCGCCGAGTGGCAGAAGAGAAGCGCCTTAAGGATGAAGCTGATAAACGTGCTGCCGACGTAGCCCACCGCAAGACCATCGGTACAGCAGTAGTTAACGCATTAACCGAGCACGCAGGACTCACCCGCGAACAGGCTATCGAAACACTAAAAGCTCTGATGGACAACAAAATCCCTCACACCTCAATTCAATACTGAAACCGGAGTATCCCATGCAAACAACGCAACTTGCAGGGTGGCCTTGCGTGGGCTGCTCTGAATCACTGCTCGACATTATTTTTCGCAATGCTAAAGACGCCGCTAAGCGTGTTTGGCAAACCCTTCAGCAAAAGGGCGAACCATGAACATCAGGCGCGTCCTTCAGCTTCTGGCAAGGCAGGCAATCGAGCTTAATAACGAAAACCTGCTTGAAGTCACCTGGTCTCTATTTTCACAAAGCAAGGGGGCACTATGAACCCGCACCAAACGCAAGACACGCTTGAGCAACGCCGATGGGATAAACATCAGGCCGATATGGATAAGGATGACTGGATCAGCAAGCGTGCTGACGAGTTAAGCCTGCAATGGCCAGCGACGTTCAACGAGCTGAAAAATCCTTTCTTACCCCTGAGCGCTTTCGCCCAGGCAGCGGCAACGCAAAAGGTTAGCGATGCCTACGAAAACCTTATTTGGGAAATCTGCCTGACCCATGCCGAAGCAGAATGGGCAGAGCGATGGATGCTCGGGGAGGTTGCCTAATGCCTACAACCCTTGAAGTAATTCATCAGCAACTGATGCCTCTTGAGCAAGATTTTGTGGCTGTGTGTTCTGAGCCCTCAATCGGATTTAAACGCGAAGTTGAGTATGCGATGCAGATATTCAGCTCGAATGATTTCTTGTCGAAAGTAGCCACAGAAACTTGGCCAGCGACAAGAAGCTCCATTCTAAATCTTTCTTCGATAGGGATAACCCTGAATCCGGCCAAGAAACTTGCCTACCTGCTGCCGCGAAAGTTTAAAGATAAGTTTCAAGTCTGTCTCGATATCTCCTATTTCGGTCTGATGCACATTGCCCAGCAGTCAGGGGCAATCCTCTGGTGCCAATCAGCGATTGTCCGCAAGAACGACAAGTTTATGCGCACGTCGATCGACAAGCCCCCTATTCACGAGTTCAACGAATTCGACACTATCGAGAGTCGCGGCCAGGTGGTCGGTGCGTATGTCGTGGCTAAAACACCAGACGGTGATTACCTGACTCATACCATGCGTGCCGAGGATATCTATGCCATCCGCGACCGATCTGAAGCATGGAAGTCTTTTGTCTCCAAAAAAATAAAATCATGCCCTTGGTCAACTGACGAAGAGCAGATGATTTTGAAGACAGTGGTCAAACAGGCATACAAATATTGGCCGCGGCGTGACCGCCTGGACGAAGCGATCGATTACGTCAATAACGAGGCTGGTGAGGGGATTAATTTCGCCCAAGAGCGTGGAGATGAAAAAGACATTTCCCCAGCCAGCGCTGAGACGCTTCAGAACATCACAGACCTTCTAACCCAAGGCGATAAGACCTGGGAAGACCTTTACCCGCTCTGTTCACAAATTTTCAAGCGCCCTATCACCTCAGCCGAACAGCTCACTGAGCCTGAGGCCATAAAGGCACGTGACTTTCTCACCAAACGCATTAAGGCTGCCGCATGACGACGCCAGAAATCATACTGCAACGCACAGGGATTGACGTGCGAACAACCCAACAGGGAAGCATTGACTGGCTGAAATTGAGGCTTGGCGTTATTACAGCATCGGATGCTTC